CTGCAAATCTAGCAGCTCTTCCATAAACATTAGAAGATCTTGCTACGAGTGCGGCAAGGTCCTCCACAGTGAGGTCAACAACGTTGGCATCGGGTATATCTATATAGTATTTTTTGATAGACTCACCATCTGCTATCGATGCTATTACTTCTTTTAGTTGAGGTTCTAAAAATCCAGACATAACAGAAAGTATTTCGTTTATAGATTCTTTGTTCAAATCAATCTCCAAGATCAATCGGTATTACTAGATCGTACATGTTGTTCTTTTCTATTATCTCTTTTAATTTTTGTTTGATCTTTGTCATATGTTCTCTAACGGTATTGGGGTGCTCCGTTATCTTCAATGCTATCTCAGATGACCTATGCTTGTCAATATACTTCCATTTTAATAATTGTCTTTCTTGAACCGTAAGTTCATCAAATGGAGTCATAGCGGTTTGCCCCAAAACCCAGAACTCATCTATTGGTTCTGCAAACATAAGATCAGTGATGGCATGCTCCATTGTGTCAATATTAATCCCTGGACCCTCACTTTCTTGTTCTCCATTTTCTGATGAAGAATTATCAAGAATGGCAAAAGATTTTCTACCTAACTGGTCAATTAAAAATGTATCTACATTCTTTTTTAAAAGATAAAAGAAATAACTATATAAAAATGCGCTAAATGGTATCGGGCCTTTTTCAGAATCTTTTCTTTCATACCTTTGAATACATTGAAAAAATGTCATGTTTACAGTCTGCCTGACATCTTCTTCTGTGCAGTATCTTTTCGTCATATAGTTTATTCCGATTCATCGCTTCAAAAACAACTTTAGAATGTTGAGAATTCATTTTGTTTTTCATTAATGCAAAGCGTGTAAAATTGTCTTTAATAAACAAAGAAACAAATCTTCTAATGTCATAGTCGCCTATGTTATATTTTCCAACATAGAGCATTGTTACATACTTTGTGAGAAAATTATTAAAAACTTTCAATAGTTCTTCTGCGTCTTTTTTGTTTCCGTTTTTTTGCAGAAGCAATTAGTGCCTGCATCTCCTCTTCTTCTAAGGAGTAATATTGTTCTTTATAACTAGCCATTTTAACTTCCTTCCCAATTGGGAATTTGATTCATATAAATATTTTTTATGTCTTCATAAAATATAACATTTTTAATTTCAAGTAGCTTTGCAAAGTTTTTTGCGTCAGTCGAGTACTTGCTTATAATAAAAGTTAGTTTATCAAACTCTAAAGGATAATACCTTTTGAATCTTTTCAATTTAATCTTACTTTTATCGTCGAGATAACCTTTTATTTCAATCCACTCATCGTGTTTTGGTAAATAGAAATCTGGAACATAACCTTTTGTTCCTCTTTTTACTGGAAAGGTAAAAACTTTTGGTTCAAACTCAAAGATTATTTCATACGCGTTAAGTATTCTAGAAAAATTTGCTTCCCAGTTGGACCTGAAATTCATTCCAAGATCTTTTCTGTAGCCAGTTTTTGTGTGCCTATACGCGTTGCCCTTGACATTCTTAGTTTCTTGCTCTAATATGTCATTGTCAATTGCTTTTGACTTGAGGGACTTAAAGTTTGGATGTTTCTTTTTTCTGGATCTAGAAAAAAAATACTCCTCAGGACTTGCGCCATCTATATTCATACTGGTATCCTTTACAGGTCAATAACAACAATTATATTATAGTTTATATTTCAACAAAAAACAAATTAAACCAGCCATAAGGCGGAAAGGCAACAATGAACACCATTACTACCATCATCAACAGCATGCACCAGCAGATCAACGAGGATGCAATCGACACCCTCGTTAGTCTTGGAATTAACCACAGCGATGCGGTTAAGACTGTAATCGAGAGCGACTTCGATCTCATCCAGTCAGTCGAAGAGAATCCTGTTGAGCTGTTAGAGCTAGGGTTCTAATCCATTCAATAAAAAACCCCCCTTTCCTTTTTAGGAGAGGGGGGTTTTTTTATATATCTTTATTGAATTTCTTTAATCTTACTGCCCCTATTCCGGCAGGCCCCGCTTTTTGCGTGATCACAGAATGAACAAAACCTTTCATTCTTTGTTGGCAGAAAGTTCTGATCATTCATAATATGATTAATTCTCTTAATTAAGTTACTTTTAATTAAATCTAAATCTTCATTTGAATAGGTATGAGACTTTAATCTATTAGTTCTAAGGTAATGTAATGAGGCCGTAATCTCTTTACCTGGAAAAAAATGAGATGCAGCTAACGCATATATGCCAAGCTGAAGATTACTGTGCACGTCTTTTGCAGCGACTTCTCTTTTGCCAGTCTTATAGTCTACGATATGTACAGAGTCCCCAATTACGTCTACTCTGTCTATAAAGCCAATAATTAAATAGTTTCCTATAATAAACTTAAAGCCCATTTCTTTTTCAAATACATCAAATAACTTTCCTTCATTTGTGTCATAAAATTCTTCTATAATTTCATGCCCGACAGAAATCAGTGTTTTTGATATTTGTGAATTAGGGTCTAAAGATAGTGTATGTTCTTGATATTTATTTTTCATATCATCAAAAGACAAGGTGTCAGTACTTGACACAACGTCCTCTAAAACCGCATGAACGATATTTCCAAGAACAGCAGCCTCGCCAAATTGCCTTGGCTCTCTCTTTATATAAGAAAAAAAATATTTAGAAGGACACATTTCATAAGTGTCTATCCTTGAATAACTAAACTCTGTTAGGGATAATTTTTCAAAATCAGATAAATCATCTATACTTTTTATATCTAAAGAACTCATTTATCATCTTCTTCAAAAGAAGAAACTATGTTTCCATTACTGTCATATTCATTTCCAGAATCATCTAAGATATGACCAGTATATTTATTTCTATAGATACCTTCTCCTATAGAAACCCATCCACTTTGGCCTATTTCCATATGATCATCTTCAACGTATGGCCACATTTTCATCTCCTATTTTAATATTGCATTTGGCAAAATCTTCTATATTTGAATAGTAATTAAGAACCGTATATAAGTCCTTTAATTCATCTTCTGTACAATATAAGCCAACTACTCCTACTTGAATAAAGTATTTAGACTGAAATCCCTGCTCTTGGTCATATTCGATTAGAGTAACGTTACTTAAAGTTACGCGTCCTGATTCGTGCTTTATCATATTAATCCTCATCTACAATCGTTATAGGGTTCCAGTTAGGGTCGTTTAGCTTTTCTCTCATATCCTTAACGTATGAGTCCCAGTCTCTCTCGTCTTCAGACTTCTTTTCATATTTGACTGTACCCTTAAAAGGATTAGATTTAAATCTAGTCATTACAAGTCGACCTTCTTGTGTTCTCCATCTTAAAACGCCATTTTTACAATCGCAGAAGTCATCCGGATGTGGTTCTATTTTACCTTCTGGATCGTATCTACCAGAACACGATTTGCACTTACTGTACCTACCCTTATCCTGGCATCTGTTGCATGAACTACAAAAAATCCAACATGGGTTTTCTGTAGGGTTTTTATAAGATCCTTTTGCACTCATTGTGATTCCTTTAATATTTGTTCTAGTTGATCTTTAACTGATAAAGATGTTGATTTATTAAATCTAACATTTATTTTTTGTGGGCCCTCTTGTATTTCTATAAATACATATGATCCACCATTATTTGCATTAATTATATCATTAATCTTTGTCATATTTTCTTTAGATACATTTGAATTTGTTTTTAAATATATTGGTTTACCACCTGCAAATTTGCTTAAATCAAATTTCTCACAAGAATTTAAAACAAGTTTTGTTGTATAGTTTTCATCGTCTCCATCTCTTGATATTGACCCATTGAGTAGAACAACTTCTCCGTCAACAAAGAAGTCTTCTGAATAGTTTTTTGATTCTCTTGGAAAAACTATAACTTCAATATCAGATGATATATCTTCAATATTAAACTTATACATCCTCATGCCTTTTTTTGTTAAAATCTTTTTTGTTGATGATAATATTCCAGCAACAGTTACTCTATTGCCGACCTCTTTATCTTTAATGTCTACGATTTCATCAGATACTGAAGTGGATATAATATCCCATATTCCATCTACTGGATTTTTAGATATGTAAACACCAAGTTCTTCTTTCTCTTTTTCCAAAAGACTAAGCTCAGTTCTTCTTCCACATCTGTGATAAGTTCATCAAAAGCGCCAGAGGCTGCCAAATGTTCCATGGTACTCTTCTTTAGTACCGCCACGTTAGTTCTTCTCAAGAAGTCATGCATTGAAGTGTAGGGCTTAGATTCATTTCTGTTACTTAATATAGCTTCAGAAACTGCATAACCTATTCCATTAATTGCTGACAGCCCAAAAACAATCTGGGAATCATTTAAAACAGTAAAGTCTTCTTGAGAACTATTTATAGAAGGAGGCAGTACCTCTATTCCAACTTTTCTGCAGTCAGAAAGATATAGAGAAAGTTTATCTTTATTACCAGCTACTGATGTTAGTAGCGCTGCCATATACTCTGACCTATAATTCGTTTTAAGATAAGCAGTTATATAAGATATCATGGCATAGCTAGCAGCATGAGCTCTGTTAAATCCATATCCACCAAAATACTCAATGTCAGAATATATTTTATTGGCTTTATCTTTAGATAAACCAGAAGTAGCTACGCATCCGTCTACAAACTTCTGTCTAAAAAGAGCTATCTTATCCATTAACTTTTTGCCTATGACTTTTCTTAAGTCATCAGCTTCTGCTGAGCTAAACCCAGCTAACTCTCTAGAAACCCCTAGTACATCTTCCTGATATAACACCATTATGTCTTCAATGTTTTGTGGTTGAAGCTGAACCATTAGCTCTCTCATGCCAGAAGACTCGAGCTGAAATACTCCTATTGCATTTCCCTTACAAAGTTCTGCATACGTAGATTTATCGTCTAGTGGTATTTTATCAATATCTAAATCTATGCCACGATGTTTCTTAACTAACTTTACACATTTGTCAATTACACCAAGATTTCTTAATCCCAAAAAGTCAATCTTTAATAGTCCACACTGTTCAACTCTTCCCATATCCCACTGGGTAATTACAGGATTATCTTCGCCTTTTCTCATGATTGGAAGATAGTCAACTAAAGGCCCTTTTGATATAACTATTCCAGCTGCATGCATGCCAGTTTGTCTAACCAAACCCTCGAGACCAAAAGCTGTGTCAATAATTGTTTTGCTGTCCGAATCTGTTTGATACAGCTTTGCGAAGTCTGTAACCTCCATGCACTCTGAGAGCGTCTT